GAAAAGCCGCTCACATATCTCCCCCCCCTCCTATACCCCCCCACTATACTCCCCCACTATACTCACCCACTATACTCCCCCACTATACTCCCCCACTATCCCCCCCTACTATACTCCCTCATCTATTCCCACTTTCCCTTCCTCCCACACACACACACACACACACACACTCGCTGGCTCTCTATGGCGACGGCAAAGCCGTCACCATTATTTTCTATTACAACCCCATTGCTAAATTCATCATTATATATGAACTCCATACTCCTAATGTAAAATATCCAGTTAACCATGGTACTTCTCCTATCCAAGTATTATATGATTTATCTACTTTGCAATTATCCATATCTTCAATACTTTTCAAATTAAATAATTTAATATCTTTATTTTCAGCACATCTTTTAATATACATTGGTATGTCAATTTTAATCATAAAAATAATATAACCTATTATACCAATCACTGCTGATATTAAATAAAATTTCATCTTATCATTTTTTATGTTATTTACTATATTTAATATAATATATAATATCAAACCTGCTGTTATTGTCCATATTGTTTCTTCAGTCACATTAAAAATAGAATTTCCTGTAGATACGCCCACCCAACAAAATATTTGAGCTATAACTATTAAAAAAATACATATGTTCAGTATATTTCTATAAATATCCTTATTTATTTTATATTTATCCATTAACATATTCAAAAATATTGCAATTAAAGCAACATATGATATTTCTCCTACCGTAGCTAATGTTCTACCAACTAACGGTGTAGATAAAGGATTTTTTTCATAACATATTTTTTTACTATCTATTCTTGGCCATATACCTCGTATCCCCGATGATAATGTATACAAAAAAGATAATATAATTAATAAATAATGCTTACTGTTTGAATAAACAATCAAATAATATAATATATAAATTATATTAATAATTGATACACTAGATAAACCTATTCTCCATAATTTTATATAGTCATCGTTATTCATATCACTATATAAAATATATATATTTAATTATCCTGGTCTATTAAAAAAATAGTTATCATCTCTTTTTGTCATATTTAAACTAACAGGTTGTGAATCTGTAATAAATTCTAATGGTGAATTTCTACCTAAATTACCATCATATATAATAGAATCTTTCTTATCCCACCTACCTGACGGAGTGCGTGACATTGCATCAAATTTTTCAAAAAAATTTCTTTCTACTTCTGGATCTCCATCATATAGTTCAGATAATCTTTTTCTATTTAATCTTTTATTAAAAATATTTATAAAGGTATTTATAAATTTTATTTTTGTTGACGCATCATTTGCATTTTTTATATAATCTTCAATATATTTTTTATAATTAGGATGTTCTTGTTTCCTTTTTAATGATTTACGTCTTTGTATATCATATACTATAATATCTGCTTTAGTGGTTTGACCAAATTGTTTTTTAAATAATTCAATAAATTGATGAATATCATCCTGTAATTTTTTTTTTATCCATTCTTCTCTCCCTCTTTTAATTTCTTCATTAGTTTTTTTTATTCTTTTTTTTACAGGAGAATTCATAGCTTCCATAAGTTCTGTTGTATTCATCTCTTTATTTCCTCGTTTTCTTTTTGATCTATTCCATATACCACGCAATTCATTTTTTATTTTTCTTTTATTACCACCTCCTCTTTTTTTCTTACGTTTTTTCCATTTTTTTGCCGTTTTTGCAAATACTGCTTGTCTTAATAATTTCAATTGTTTTTTTGTTTTCTTTTTCCCTTTATATTTTTTTATTACATAGTTTGCATACCGTTGAACACTCATTCCTTTTCTTTTGGCTTTTTTTGTAAATACTCCCCGCATTTTAGGATTTATTCGTATTGGTTTTCTACGCGTTTTTTTCTTACGACCACCTTTAAAATATTGATCCCCTAAATGAGGTTTTTTAATATCTTGATTTAAAAATCTATCTAATTTATATTCCATAATATAATCCACACTAATGTCATCTCCTTTATCCCAAGATTCTTCTAATATTTTTTTAAATCCTAATTCTCTAAAAGAATTGTCATAACATTTTTTTGCTATTTCAGGTTTTTCACTCTGAACTTCAACGCATCCTATTATAATATTATTATTATGTTGATGTATTTTTTTTATTGTTTCATTTAATGCATATTTAACTATTGGTTTGCATAAATAATGACCTTGATAATTTTTTTTTATACTAACAAGTGATAAATCTAATATATTTTCTTCATTATTATCACCAATAATAGCCCAACATACAACATTCGCTTCAAATCCTTCTATTTCTTTTTTCCATATATAATGATATTTAAACTTATTATTTTTTTCCATAATATATATTATATAGAAATTATAATATTATTATATGTTATAATGTTAAGTTTTAGAAAATCTCCTAGATTATTACAAGAAAAACGAGGAACTGAATCAAAAAATCTTTCTACTGTAAAACACGAATCTATTGCTAATTCAAATTCACCAGGTAATATAGGCGATATTCGTTTTGATGGTAATTTTATTTATGTATGTATTGCAAAAAATAGTTGGAAACGTGCTACATTAGCTGCATTTTAATATTAATATTATATATATGAAGTATTTCAATTATATAATATTATTTTTTATTGTATTAGGTTTATTTGATATATTACGCAATAGACCTTTAAAAACATATCATATATACGGAGAACATAATAAAGATACAATAGTTTTTATACACGGTTTAAATGATGATAATACTAGTTGGTACAAACAAATACCTTTTTTTTCAAAATATTATAAATGTATTGTTGTAAATAGAACATCACTCGCAAAATATTTAGATTATCAAGATATATATCACATTATTAAAAATAATAAATCAAATGGACAATTATATTGTATTTGTGCATCATACGGATGTGAAGCAGCGTTTAAAATTCAAAGTAATTATAATTGTTTTGACAAAATGGTTTTTATGAATTATACGTGGAATCCAAGATATTCATACGACTATGATTGTAAATATGGTATTGTTTATAAATTTGTATATAGTGGATGGTTTATTACAAATATAATTAATTATTATTTTAAAATGTTTAATATATTACCTGTATTATTAATACAAATGTTATTAATGATTCCATTTGAAAGATTAGGGCATTTAATAGAAATTATAATAAATAAACACAATATTTATTCAGATGCTTTTATAGGAGTAAAAAAAGTATGTTCATTCACAATGACTCAAAGACAATCACAAGCCTCTGCCTATTATAGGTATGCAAATGATATTAGATATTTAATGTTAAATCGTGATAAAGTAAAACCAGTAAAAGCATTTATTCCTGTATTGTCACTAGTAGGTGAAAATGATAATATTGGACATACAAATAGAGGAGATCTTGCAAAACTAATGTCCGAACAAAATAGTAAATATGAACTAGTAAAAAATGGTGGTCATTGGTTTTTTCAAGAACAATCTGAATACATAAATAAAAAGATTTATGATTTTTTAAACTAATTACTTAAATTTTTAACCAAAATTAGCATAGACACAGCATTATTTTTCTCTCCCTTTTTAAAAACGGAATCTATTTTTTTAGAGACGTAAAAAGTTATGCACCAAAAAAAAATCAATAATATACATTAAATTCATACGTATATATTCAAAAAATTAATTCTTTGAATATATAAATGTCTACTGAATTTTTAAAAAAATGGAATAAAATAAATAAAAAAAATGTATCTATTATTTGTAATGCTAATAAAAAATTATCGAATGTAGAATATTTTAATTCTGTTATATATCAAATATATAGTAATATGTTATTTAAAATAATTAGAAACGAATTAGTGATATGTAAACCATCTAGTATAATGGGTAATTATTCATTTATAAAATATTGTAATATGGATAATACGGATACTACCAATCATTATTTATTATCTAATGGAGTAACTATAAGAGGTAATAATATAAATGGCAAAAAAGATAAATTTGGCGATGAATACGTATATAATACAACTGAATGTATTGAAAAAAAAGGCAAAAAATTTAATCGATTCAGAAATATACTTAATAGATATAAAAATACGTATTCAAAAACAGGATATACAAATGAAATAGATGAAGTAGTAAATAAATGGTCAATTAAAAATAAATCAAAACATCAAATAAAACTATTAAAAGTAATAAAAGAATATTTAAATTTAGTAACGATTACTAGAGTTTATTATAATGATATTATAATTGGATTCTCTATTGTTGAGAATATTAACAATAATAATGGTGTTATTATACAAAGATTAATTAATCCAGATGTAATTAATGATATTATTGAACCTAACATATTGATACATTATCACGACTGTATTAACAATCCAAATAAGTATTTGAATATTGGAGCTGGAAGAACAAAAAATATTAAAAATGCAAAACATAAATTAAGACCTTGTAAAATGTTAAAAATAAATAGAAAAGTATCTGATATAAAATTATCAAAAAAAGAATGGTTTATTATAAAAGAAAATATTATTTAAATATTATTATTCTATTAATATAATGAATAATATTATTGATGGTAAAACTATATCAAAACAAATATTAAATGATATACAAAATGAAATAGAAATAAATAATTGGAAAAATAAAATAGGATTAGCTGTCATTATAATAGGTAATCGTTCTGATTCAACTATATATGTAAGAAAAAAGATAGAAGCTTGTAATAAAGTAGGTATAAATAGTTATAAAATAGAATTAAATTCTACTGTTAATAATAAAATTGTATGTGATGAAATTGAAAAATTAAATAATGATAATAATATTCATGGTATATTAATTCAATTACCTATACCTAAACATTTAAATGAAGAAAAAATATTAAGAAAAATTAATTATTTAAAAGATGTTGATGGATTTCACGCAAGTAATATTGGATATCTTGCTATGGAAAAAAGAACTCCATTATTTATACCTTGCACTCCACTAGGATGTTTAGAATTATTAAAACATTATCAAATACCTATAAAAGGAAAAAACGTTGTAGTTATTGGAAAAAGTAATATTGTAGGTTTACCTATGGCATTAATTATGATGAAAGAAATGGCAACTGTAACCGTATGTCATATTGAAACTGTTAATATTACAGAACATACTTTAAAGGCTGATATTATAATAGTAGGTGTAGGTAAAGCAAAATTGATAAAAAAAGATTGGGTAAAAAAAGGTGTAGTTATTATTGATATTGGTATTAATACCATTAAAGATAATACTAAAAAAAAAGGATATAGATTAGTAGGAGATGTAGATTATGAGAATGTCAAAAATATAGCATCATATATTACTCCTGTACCTGGTGGCGTTGGTCCAATGACTGTAACAATGTTAATAAAAAATACATTAAAAAGTTATAAAAATTTACATAATTATTAATCATCTCTATATGTTCCTCTATAACCCCATCTTACTGGCATGTTAGGTGGTTTTCTAGCAGGAATACCATAATATGTTGGTCTTAAATTAAATCTAACTCTTTTCTTTGATTTTATAGGAGTTAATAAATAATATGCTATACCTATTCCTAACACTATTAATAATATATTTATAAATTTTTTATTCATATATATATTTACAATAAAAAATATAATACCTTATTACTATTTTTTCCCTCCAAATTAAATATATTTTATATTATTTAATGTTCTTCTTCATCTGAAGATTCTTCTTCATCTAATTGAGCACTAAAACTAAATGCATCACTTCCACCACTACTCATTTGAGCTAACATTGATTCTAATTCATTTTCTTCTTCTTCTTCATTAGACCAAGTATCAGGAGTTGCTTGAGTGATTGTATTTTCCCTACGATAACCTATAAATTCTAAATTACCGTCTTCAATCATATATGCCTTATGCGTTTCAGAATCATAATATAATGGCGTTTCTCCATATTCTTCTGATAACTTAAACTCATCTAAACCAGTTTTATCTACATCATCTTCTTCTTCTTCCTCTTCCTCTTCATCACTTGATTCTTCCTCTTCGTCACTTGATTCAGCCGATACTTTTGCGATAGCCAATAGTGCTGCTGCCTCTTCTTCAGCCTTTTTCTTTGCCAATGCTGCCTGTTCTTCAGCCTTTTTCTTTGCCAATGCTGCCTCTTCTTCAGCCTTTTTCTTTGCCAATGCTGCTGCTTCTTCTTCAGCCTTTTTCTTGGCATCTGGACTAACAATACCACGTCTAGATAATTCTTCTTCATAAGCAGCTTTAACATCTTCATAACTACTGTATTGATCACCTGGACTATTTTTAGTAGGTTTTTTACCGGTCGTAGTTATAGAATAAGTAGCAAGCGGTTTGTAACCCTCTGCTCTCTTTTCTTCTGTTATATCTTTTTCAGAAATATCAAACCATACTTTTTCTTTTTTCTGTCCAGGTGTTTTAAATTTCTTCCACATAATGATCTTATCCTTATTTTTCTTTACAGCCTTTTCTACTTTAACTGTCACTGTCTTCTTTTCTGATTTCTTACTACTCTTTTGCTCTTTAGCTTTAGCCTTTTTCATTCGAATCTCATCTATTCCATTTGGAAACATTTCTTTAAATCTTTTATTACCTTCAGTTGTATAGTTAGTTGCATTAACTTTAACAACCTCAAAAGTATCTTTATTTACTTTAAATCTTAATGGTTTGTCATTAAGACCTCTTAATGATAAACCCCTAGCTTCTTGACCCTGATCTTTTTGCTCTTTAATAAGAGCATCATCATCTTTATCGGTCTTACCTTTTGGTAAAAGTCTTTTTGGAGCCATCCAATTACTTTTCTTTTTAGGCGCTTTCTTTTTCTTTTCAACCTTCACTTCTTCGCCCAAAAATTCAGCAACAGAATTATCAACATTTTCTTTTTTTGGACGACCTCTTCTAGGTTGAGATTCTTCAACTTCTTCATCTGTATCAGATACAGATGCAGATATCGTTTTATTTGCTTTTTTGCCCTTCTTTCCAGTTGGCTTTTTAGCAACCTTATTTGTAGAATTACAAATATGGTCAATAAAACGATTCAATATAGTATCAGCATCACAATTGAATGTAACGTTCTCACCATCAACATTCATTTCATTCTTCATCCACTGAATCAATTCTTTACCAAATGGTGTATACAATTGACGCAATTGATTTGTGGATAAAGTAAGTTGTGGAACTTGAAAAGTATTCATATTTTTATTTGATTTGTTTTTATTGTAACTTGTAGTAACTGTTTGCATTATATAATTCTAATAAAGATGAATGAAATAATTTCAATTTTTTATAGATTTTTTTCTTTGAACATTCAAGTGTACAAAGTTGCTAGACAGTATACACCACAACGACTACATTGCTTTGAACATAAATCATCTCCATCGTTAACCCTAACCCAAACATGATTACAAGTTTTCCATAATTCTTTTTCTAGTATTTTTATTGCACGATTTTTTTGATGAATTTCATTTTGTAATTTAACTACATCTTGAACCAGTCTTTTTTTATGTGCTATCATAGCATCTGTTACATTACTCATTTAATTTATATATATATATTTATTTAAATACATTATCATTTGATTTTAATCCTAATTTATAAGATAAAAAAGCTGTCCAAAATAATGCACTAAACTTGGCATATATATCAAACCCCCATTCATAGCCTGCAACAAATAAAGGACATTTTTTTGTATATATCCATACTAATTGACATTCTATTACTACACATAGTAATAATAATATAAATTTAAAATTATCAACAAATAATGACATAAACAATCCTAATGACATACACATATGAATAATATTTAATAGAAATGCGTTAAAGTATTTTAATAGATATATAAGAATAATATTACAAACAAATATAAATACAGATAAAATATTATCAAATAAATTTAATTTCTCGTATAGCCATAAATATAATATTACTAGGTTTATAACAATAGCTGTAGTTGATAATATTATTATATTTTTTTTACTTATACATTTTTCTTGTTTTTCTTTCATATAATATTAAATCTTTTTAATATTATATTAATTACTTATTGTTTTAAAAAATGTTTATTCATATACTTTTGTATATTAAAATATGTTACCCCATCCTTTGGATTTTTTATATCCAATAATGATTTTAATGCATTATCTGGTAATATTTCCTTTTTATTAGCTGGATTTTTCAATTTATTATCTTCAATATATTTTATTATATATTTTGTTACTTCTGTTCGTGCTACTTCTGCTCCTTCTTCTTTTTTCATAAATAAACATAATTCTTTTGATATTTTACCTGGTACGGCAAATCCTGATGCTTTCCTATTTCCTTTTAATCTATTTTTCTTCGCTTCTTTTTCTAATTTTCTCATTTTTTTATTTACTGATTTTTCAAGATTCTTTACCTGACTTGAAACTGTATTTATATATGATTTTAATCCTTGTAAACTATCTAAAACATCTTTAAACGACTGATGTGATACATTTGTTCCTTCTTCTACTTCCTCTTCCTCCTTTAAACTTTGAGACTTTGGTCCGCACCTTGGCATTATATACCTACTTCTTGTAGTATCTTTATATTTATTTTATTAATATAAATATATTTTAAATTTATATTAATTCAATTATTCTTTGGAAAAATTTCTACTTCCACTACGTCCTTTACTCTTTCTACCTTCTCCCATTTGCCATCCTTCTTGTCCCTCACGTGGACCACCTCCTCTAGGTCTAGCACGTGCTCCTCTTCCACTTCTTCCCGCTCTTCTTTCATATTCACCACTGGTTCCTTCCTTACGCATTGATGTTCTTGTTTCGCACATCAACATTCCTTCTAGAACTCCCTTTACATTTCCTGCCTGATATGGGTGTTCTGTGTTGTCACTTGAACGCAATTCAAACGTTACATATTCTCCTTGAACCAAGTATTTGTATTGCTCCGTGTCTACTGAAATTCCAGAGTGATGTGTAAATACATCTTCGCCTTTCTTTTCTCCCTCCAACACTGTAATAAAACCAAACCCTGCACGGTTATTAAACCACTTCACGCGTCCCAACCAGCGTGAGCCATCGAAAACTGTTTCATCCGAAGATGTAGTTGCACTAGTATCTTGAGTCTTACTCATTATATCTAGATTTATGTAGATCTTTTTATATTGCTTTTTTTATTAATTAATAAGTATTTTATTTTCTAGTTTTTCTTCTTTTCTTTTTCTTTCTTCTTTTTCTTGTTTTTCTTTTATTCTTTTTCCTACCTCCTCTAGTTTTCTTCTTCTTTTTCTTTTTTATTTTCTTTTTTGTTCCCCCACTTTTTCTAATTTTTTTTTTCTGTGGGTCATTTTTTGTATTTTGTCTTTTATTTGCTGAATTTTCTGGTTTTGTTCTTTTTTTTCCACTAATTTTTTTGGCACCATCACTCTGCTTTCTTTTATTATTTGATGTGCGAGGTTTATATCCAGGCATCGTGCTGGCATCTGGTAACCGTACTCGTGCTTGTGGTGCTGGTGGATTTGATTCAGCCTTCATTTTAGGTTCCACCACCAACTGTCTTGGTTTGCCTCTTAATTCGATTTTACGTCGTTCTTCCAGTAAAGCCTGTACCCTTGGATTAGGATTTATTTTCTGGGATTGTTTTTCTATCTCTTCTTTCTTCTGCATCTTTTGCATGAGCTCCCGCTGCTGGATCCCACGTTGTCCCGCTTCCACCAATC